CCAAGTTTGAAACATTCGCGGATGTCTTGATTGTCGATTGGCCTCAAGGGGATTGGGATCAAATCAGGCGCGCCGCCAAGTGCAAATTGCAAGCCCTTGAAGCTTTCGGGCTCGATGTTTGCTAACTCCTTTTTGAGCATATGTATCATCTTGGCTTTTTGACTTGCACTCGCGGCGCGACAGTCATGGTGGAATGCACTGAGTAGGACTGACGCTGCGGCCCCTCGCCGTACGTGTGAGTTGAACTTGCCAAGGAATAATTTCACTTCAGAAAGGAAGTCTGAGTATGGTAATGCTGCGTTCAGCTCCAACTCAACGATTTGTTCCTCCGGCAACAAGTTTTTCTCCCGGAATCTCTGAAGATCCACCGCATGGTCCACCGAGAACACATTGAAGAAAGTCTCAACGATGTCAATTGCAGCCGCCTGGAAGTCCAAGTCTTGTGCATCCTGTACGGCAACCCAAAACTTCGCAAGTTTTTGATTTGACCAGTCTAGATAATCAAGAAATGCTGTTATTTTCTTCACAGCTTCTTGTTTGCCAGAGATCCTGGCCACAGTGATGGTGCAATCAACCAACACTCTGGTGGCGTCAATCGAGTATCTCATGCCCAACATTATGGCCACCCCAACTACATCAGCATACGAAAACGAGATAGCCCATGACTCCCGAAAGCCGTGCTCTATAGCTGTTTGCCATTTGCGAGGTGATGTCACCCAGCCGTATAGGGTCGACCAGGCACTCACAACTACATTGATCAAGGACGCTGGTTCAATCTTCGCTCCAAAATGCTCCTCCATGGCACGCTCAGACATTTGGTCCAATGTCATTTGACCAATATCCGTGCGATAGATGCGCATTAAAGCCTCCATGCTCGACATTGCTCCCAACGCCATGGTCCCAGTTGTTGTGGCTGCGAGGGTACAAGCAACAGACGAGTAAATCGATTTCCGCACTGTCTCCGCGGTGGTCTTTGGCCTTAACTCCTCCGCGTGATTCTCCGCCAGAGCGTCTTGCACCTCGGAATACACTTCTATCCACGTGCCCAGAGCCTGGGCCTCTGTTTCCGAAAGCGTGATGCGTGGTGTAACTTGAGTGCCTGATATCGAATACGTAACTACAGACTGACGCAGCACAATGCGAGCAACCATCTTATCCTTGATCGCTTGAGTTCGGTATGTGGCCATGACACGATCAAAACCCTTCTTCTCCACTAAAACGACCGGCCGCGTGATGTCCGGCATGATGAGTCTGATAAAGTAGTAGTGTTCATAGGACGGCAAGCATCGAGTGGCCCAACCCCCAGCACTGAGCGTCAAATTATGATACTGAGAGGCGTGGTCACCAAAAATGATGGTGCGACGTAGTGAATGACCCGCCGCAAAAGTTGGCGCGAACAGCTGACGCACCTTCTGCAAATCCTGCACATA